TCAAGTTTTTTGATATGGTAAACATAATTATCTTTTTGAAAAACAGGCGTTTTACGCGGCGAACTTTTGCAAAGGTATAATTAGTCGACGGGCAAAACAAAAACGCACCACGGGCCGATTTTCGACCAATTCCGTCACGAAAAAAGCCCCGGGATAGTCTCCCGGGGTTGCTTCGTTTTTGTCCTTATCTGTCCGGCAGCAGGTTCGACAGAACTGCAGCCAGTTCTTGCCGGGTCATGTCCGACTTCGGTCGGAAGTTTCCGTCCGGGTCTCCGCCCATCAGCCCGGCATCGATCACGCGGGCGATGTACTTCTCGGCCCACTCGTCAGCCGGCAGCTTGCCCTGTGCCTTCTTGTACTCGCGCATCATTTCCGGGAACATAGCCGGCACGGTCTCGCGGATCAGATCCAGCACTTGCTCTTTGGTCATGTCTTCGTCCTCCTTGTAGTCCAGGTACGGGATCAGGCCCCACTTGCTCCAGGTGCGACCGTTGCCGCGTCCCTTCGCTGTGATATTGTTCACGCGGGTGAACTGGCAGCCGTCCGCCCAGATCGGGGTGCACTCGACTGCCTTCCCATCGCCGATATAAACGCCCATGTGGCCGTCCATGAACAGGCACGCGCCCGGGATGATCTTGCTCCAGTCGTTCGACACGTAGGTGCAGACGCGCAGGAAGCCCGCATCGCTCAGATCCGGCACGCCGTTGGCCTTGTACTGGGCGCCGCCGTTGTTCTTCGTCGGATTAGCAGAAAAGCCCCAGAGCACCGACTTCACGATCCCGCAACAGTCGAAGGCAAAGGTGTCCGCCGTGGCTGCGTTTATCAGATCGGCGCGCTGGGCGTTGTAGGTGTAGGCGTTGATCACGCGCTTCTTGTTGTAGGCGTTCAGTGGCGCTCCCCAGCCGCCCTTTACGTATAAGGTCTTCAGCTGCGGCAGCTGCTGGATCTTCCCCAGGAACTCGCTAACCTTCATCGCCATCTTCTGGCTCCTCCTTGCTGCTGCGGATCTTCTCGCGCATGGTCTTGTATTTGCCGCTGAGCAGATCCAGCCCGGCTTGTATCGGCTCCGGGAACGGCCCTCCCATCAGGCCCAGGTTCCCCATGATGCTGACCGTCTCGTTGATAATAAAGCCGACCACCGTCGCGTTCCTGGCCATGTTCATCTCCAGCAGCAGATCGATCCGGTACGCGACCAGGACCGCCAGAAGGATCCCGCACTTCTTGATCAGGCCCTTGTAGCCGGCACGGCTGTCCAGGGCGCCGTCTTCTGACTTCGGTGACCGGTGCCAGACCGATGCCAGCAGCAGGCCGGTGATGTAGTCGGCGATCATGAAAATGATCAGGGTCTCCAGCCATTTATCCCATCCGCCTAAGTTTTGCACGAAGAAGCTGCCGATGACGCCTCCGATCGTGCAGATCTTCAGCCGCAGCGTGTTAATTGTGTTTGCGTCCATTTGCTGCGCCTCCTCCGTTCTATTCCTCCGTGGTGGGTTCTGCGGTTTCTGCGGGCTTTACGCACTTATCGGACATATGGACGGCCCCGTCCTCGTCGATGATTAGGCACAGGGTGGACACGGTGTCGGTCGCGGACATCGCCTGTCCCTGTCTGCGGTAAAACTCGGCCTTGGCGTCGTAGAGGGTTTCGCGTTCGTATGCGGCCTTGGTGGTTGTTCCGTCCGTCTTTTTAATGTACTGGTTGATATAGAACATTGTTAAATCCTTTCTGCCGTTCGGCTGATAGGGTGATAGGTTCAAGTTATACTGCGGGCAAGGATTTGCACCCTGCATGGGCTAACCACCTCTATGTGGACAGACGTATCGGATTATACTGGCCCTTACCTTATAAGCGTCTACCTATTCCGCCACCGCAGTTATTAGTTCCTCTTTTTAGTTTCCGTAAGTTTCCGCAATGCGCCCTTAATGGCTATGTGTACGGGAAAACCGAAAAATCTTGCCCCTCTATAGGCGATTATTGCGTTATAAATACGGTTCATTTAAGTTTCTGCGACTTTCGCCCGTTTGGTTATAGGTCTGCGGATAGGTTAATATACGAAGATGTGTTGTTTAACTGCAACAGGCAAAATTCGCCCGTTGTCAAGCCTGTTGTCGCAACGGTCACAAGTACGCCGCCAGTTACACGAAGTTTGAATGTTATTCCCGTCATTGTGTGCGTTCCCGATGTACCGCCTTTTACCGCGATTGTCCCGCCTGTTGTAATTGTCGGTGTCGCATCCCGCATATTGTTCGGTAACGGTATCAAAATGGTTGCAGATGTTGCACTATCTGCGATGCCGTAGCCCAAATAACCATACTGCGCAGATGTTTTTAGCTTAATGTCGTAAAAGTTGCATTTCATCAACTCTTCCGCATACTCGGGGGGTGCATCGTTTGCGAGGGTGGATACGGAACCAAGTTCAAATTTTACAGGCCCGATGGTAACATTTGTGGTTGAGGTTGTTCTGAATTGCACTTCAACACCACGGTTTCCCGATAGTGCATCTGTTATAACACGGATATTAACGCCTTCACCGAGTAAAAGGTCTTGCGCACCATAGCCCGGTTCTTTAATTTGCACCGTTTTTGCGTAAAGTGTTCCGTTTATATATGCGGAAATTGTGCAAGTCTTACCAACAAGTGCGTATCCGACTTCCGGCCCTGTACGCTGAAGAAATCCCGCCGCCGTACCGCCACCGCCCCACGCAAGGGTTATTGCATTGTTTGCAACGCTCCACGAACATTGAAACAAATGCCACCTGTCGGGGCCAACAACTGCGGCGTCTGTTATCGTTCCGCTTGTTACTCCTCTTTGGTTCACGGTGAAGAATGGGTTGTTGAACAGGTTACGCCCGCCGCCACCGCCTCCACCGCTTGCGCCGATGTTCAGTTGCGCGAACGCCTTCTCTTCTTCGGTCGTGTCTTCGTCCTTCGTGAACAGGCCCGTTACTTTGTCGACCTGCTCGCCTGTTTCGTTCAGGATGTAGGCATCCTCAATGTTTATCATTGGCATTGTGTTACCTCCTTACGATGCCCGCTTATAAAGCAATAGGCACCAGCCTTGACCGCCATCGTGGCCGGGTGATCCATCACCGCCGACTCCGTTTCGCTGTCCCCAGCAAATATCGTTTTGCAACGCGCAGGAACCACCGCCACCGCCACCGTTGCCGCCGATACCGCCGCAACCGAGGCCCGGCGCAGGAAGGTTCGGTCGGTCGATAGCGTCGCCACCGTCGCCGCCGCTTCCCAAGGTTCCACCTTCGCCGTTGTTTCCGTATGCGGCACCACCACCGCCGCCGCCGCTATAGCGTGTCCCGCCGCTTGTTGTTGAAGGGTACGCGCCGCGGCCGCCTGTCCAAGTTTGGCCGTCCGCGGTTACGTCTTCGCCATAAACCGGTCCTCGCTCGCCGGATGGGCCGCTACCGTCACCGCCTCGGATGCCGTCATCGCCTTTTAGTGCGTATGTGTTCCCCAGAAACTGGTTCAAAAATCCGTTTTCGGGGATGGTTCCATCCGCGCTTGAATAACTGTCGAAGGTTGTTTCTCCGCCCTCGGTTCCTGTTACATTGGGCGCGCCACCTGTTCCCGGTGCGCCGATCGTGATTGAGTGCGTTTCTCCCGGTGTCACGGTGACATCTACGACATAAACCTTTCCGGGGTCACCTCCCGGGCCAGCCCAACCGCCCTCGCCTGGGCCGTTATATTTGCCGTTTTCGCCGTTATATCCACCGCTTCCACCTTGCCCGCCTTGGCCTAATACCACGCGAACCGTCGTCACGCCTGCCGGGACTTCCCACGCGGGGTTGTCTTCGGTAATGAGTTCGTATTCGTCGAAGGTTGACCCCCAGGGTCCCGGGGTCCAGTCTATAGCGACGTCCCAGGTGGCGCGGGTCTTGTTTCCGATCGCGAAGGACTTGTGCCGCGTCCATCCGGTCCTGGCTTGTCCGAACGGGTCGACCAAGTTTACGTAGCTGCCAGGCATCAGGGCCCCCGACGGATCCAGGGTTTCCATGCCCACGCCGAGATCTACCTTGTACCAGTTCACCATCCGCTGCGCCACGTAGTCGCTGTTGTGGTATCCGATCAGCTCGTTGTCCTCGATCTTCTCGACCTTGACCTTGTTCGACACGACTCCGGTCGACTTGGAGATCTGGCGCTTGGTGTGCGTGTAGACTTTCCCGGACAGCGTTCCGACACCAGACACGATGGCGTAGTTTGCGTTGCTCTCTTCCAGGGTCAGCGTGCCAGTCACGGTCAGATCGTGGCAAGCTTCCTGGAAGATGACCAGCTGAGACGCTGCCGGCGTGACCTCGGCCGTGTTGTCAAACAGGACCGCGTCCGCATCCGTGGGCAGCTCATAAAAGGCGTGCTCGGTCACTTCCACGCCGGTCGCTCTGTCCTTGTTCGTGACGCTCCCGCCGTGCATGTATACGTTCCGTTGGTACATGGTGGACGGGGTTCCGGTGCCCAGGTATGTGACCTGCACCACGCCGTTCTTCTCGCTCAGGGTCGCCCCGGTTGCGACCAGAAGTTTGCCCATGTTGACACGCCGGTTGTCTCGCGCCAGGCGTCCGTAGCACTGGACCGCGCCGACGTCCTCTCCGACTGTATACGTCAGCCCGGATCCGGCGAAGATCTCCGCGCAGATTTGGGAGACGGTCTCGCCGGTATAGACTCCACCGCCGTGGTCGTCCATGCCGTCCAGGATCCCCACGCAATCGGTGCAGGTAAACTGGACCGCCTTCCGGTTGATCCGCTTCACGTCTTGAACGTAGAACCGGCCGATCATGGTGCCGCCGGGGTTGTTGTAAAGATCCAGAGACGCGCCTGGCACGAAGTTGCGCCAGTCGGTGTAGATCTGCCGCGTGACCAGGAACTTGCCGTCCGACGTCTGCAGGGGCCTCATGTCGCTGTCCAGCAGGAAGGCGTAGCCGGTACCGTCTCCGACCAGGGCCTTGCTATTAACGACGAAGGTCAAGCTGTCCGCCGATAGCTCGTTCCCGAACAGGGCGATCCGCTGCTCCACCTGGCCGTTCATAAAAAGACCGTTAGTGCCCCACCGGCGGCTGTTGCCGTGGAAAAACTCGCGGCCGTACTGGATATAATTCACGGGCTACACCTCCATAAAAGAGATCGGGGTGTCTGCGTAGATCTCCTGGCCGTTCCAGTCCGTCGCGTACTGGACGGTGATGCTGACCGGCTCCGCGTCGATGGTCCGCAGCGTGTTCTGGACGACGCTCTCATACTGGATCGTTACCTGTTCCTGTTCCATCATGGCGATCAGCTGCTGCATCATGCTTTTTGGCAGCGGCTTCAGGCGGAAGGCCGGGTCCCACTTGATCCGGACCAGATCCAGGATCTCGGTTCCGTCCACGGCCGTGTCCTGCGCCGGGCCGACGATCCTCCGCATGGTCTCGATGATGTCCGTCTTTTGCTGAATATAGGCAGAGAAGTCCTGCCCGTTGATAATTAGGGTCATGCGCTCCTCCTTATTCCGTGACGAAGCTGGGGCCGTACTGCCTGCTGACATGCTTCAGGGGGTCATATAAGGCCTTCGCCAGCTGGATCCCGCTGACTTCCAGGTTGACCTGCACCGGCTGCCTGCTCGTCTGGTTTATCGTGTTATAAGTGTTCGTGGTCGTCTGCAGCGGCTGCACGTTTGCCCGGCCGTTGCTCATGGACAGCAGCTCTGGCCCGTTCTCGCCTACAAGCGCGGATCCGGATGCCAGGCTTCCACCGCCTGCCAGCGCCGGCAGCGTGCCGATGGATCCGATGTTGATCCCGAAGAACTTGCCCAGGGCGCTGTCGTTTATTTTTGCGATGAGCTTGTTGATCGCTTCGATGCCGGAGTTTATGAAGTCGATGACCGCGTTGATTTTTTCTTTTACGGCGTCCCGGATCTTCTCGAAGATGCCGACCACGTAGTCCTTTGCGTCGGTGAGCTTCTGCTTGATCTTGTCCCAGTTGTCGTAGATCGTCTTCACAAGTTCAGCCAGTACAAGGACCAGCGCAGCGATGCCGGCGATCACCAGCGTGACCGGAGACGCCAGGGCAGCCAGGGCCGTGCCGATAACAGGCAGCAGTGGCGCAAGGGTCGCCAGAAGTCCGGCGATCTTCGCGATGATAGCCGCCACCGGGCTGATGGCTGCCACGATGGCCGCGATGATGGTCACGACCTTGATGACCTCCGGGTTAAGGTTTCCGATGAACTCCAGCACCTTGCTCAGGGCGTTTACGATGCCTTCGATGGCCGGGGTCAGTGCTTCCAGGGCAGCCGCGCCAGCTTTTGCGAACTGGCCCTGCGCCTGGGCTTTTAACCGGTCGATCTGGTCGTTGACGCGGTTCATGGCGTCCAGGGTGTCCTGATCCAGGATCAGGCCCAGGTTTTCCGCTTCTTCGCCCAAGGCCTTCAGGCTTGCGCCGCCGTCGTCGATAATGCCTGCCAGCTGGTCAGCGGATCTCCCGAAGATCTCCATGGCCAGGGCGTCCCGCTCGGTCTCGTTGCCGACCTTGCCCAGGCGGTCAAGGACCTCGTAAAAGACGTCGCTGCTGTCTCTGAGTGCTCCGGTGCCGTCTCGGACGCTGACGCCTAATTGAGCGAAGACGTCCTGCTTGCCGTCCGTAGCCATCGCCCTGCGCATTTTGCTCATACTGCCGGCGATGTCGTCGACCGATACGTCGACCAGTTCGCTGGCGTACTGCATCTTCTGCAGGTCCTCGGTCGTCAGGCCGGTCTGCTTGCTCAGCGTGTTTAAGTCGTCCGCCCATGCTGCCGACTTCACAGCCGCTCCGCCGATGGCCACTACAAGCCCGGCTGCAGCTGCGGACAGCGCCTTAGTCTTGTCCGCGACCATCTGGGCCTTGTCGCCGACTGCGGACAGTTTCGCGCTGGCCTGCTCGGCTGATATGTTGAACTTGTCCTGGGCGTCCTTTGCCTTCGTCAGTTCGGCCTCGGTCTTGACGATCTCCCGGCTCAGGGCGTCGTACTGCTGCTGACCGATGTCGCCACGGGCCAGCTGGTCCGCTGCCTGTTTTTGTGCGTCCTTTAAGGTCTCCAGCTTCTTCGTGGTGGCTTCTACAGCCGATGCCAGGGCTCGCTGCTTCTGCTCCAGCAGCTCGACGTTCGTCGGGTCAAGTTTTAGGGCCTTGTTGACCTCTTTTAGTTCGTTCTGGGCTTCCCGTGCCTGCCCGTTGACGCCCTTCAGTGCCTTGTCCAGCCCTGTGGTGTCGCCTCCGATCTGGATGGTGATGCCCTTAATGTTGTTTGCCATTTCGGCCTCCTCTTATCCGAAGATCTTCCGGATGTCGTCCTGGTCGCCCTTGACCGGGTAGTCCTCCTGGTCGTTTGCCTTCTCGGCCAGCAGGTCGTAGACCATGCCGATGGTCATGCCCGCCAGGGCTTCGTCTGAAAGACCCAGCTCCGCGCAGCGCAGCATGAAGACCGCGCCGTTATAGGGCCGGGTCGTGGATTTCATTTTTTTTTAGCTTTGGACGTCGTGCTCTGGCTGCTGACCCACAGCTCGACGATGTCCGGCATGATGTTGTAGATGGTCATGGTGTCGGTCAGGCTTCCCAGCCAGGCCTCCACGGTGTCCCCTACTTCCTCGCCGCCTGCGCGCAGCATGAGCCACGCCAGGTTCTCGATGACGGACAGATCCATGCTGCCCAGGGCGTTCGGATCTGCCAGCAGTTCGGCAGCCATGCCGTCCGGATCCTTGCGGGCCCGCTTCAGGGCTTCCGCTGATAACTTGATCCCGCCCAGCAGCTTCTGCATGTCCACGATGACGTCCCGCCCGAACTCCTTCCGGTACTGCCTCGGCAGCAGGGCGTTCGCGTCTACGGTCCGTTCTGTTCCTTCGATGTTGATAGTCTTCCGCATGTAGTCCTCCTCCTATATGCACGAAAAGGCGGACCCGAAGGTCCGCCGCTCTTTGCTGGTTGGTTAATTACGCAGGGATCTGCACCGCCGTGAACCACGCCGTCTTGGTCGCGTCCGGGGTTGCATCCGTCGTTCTGGCCTTAATAAGGCCTGCCTGGCTTGCCGGGCCGGTGACCAACGGTAACGCTTCAAATTCGAAGGTCTGGGTGACCGGTTCGACTTCTTCGGCGACCGTCTGGCTGCCTGCCGAGGGTTTGCTGGTCGGCACCACTCTGTAGAAGCAATTCAGCTCCTCGTCCTGGTCGCCCTCGATCTGGAAGAGAAGGGCGAAGGGCTTCGGCTGGATGCCGGTCTTCTCGTACAGGACCTTGCTGGTGGCGTCCAGGTCCATGCCCCAGACGTCCTGCAGCATCGCGTCGTTGATCCGGGCCATCTCCAGCTCGCCGGTGTACCCGTTGTTCGCGAAGGTCTTGTAGTATGCCACGTTATCGGCATAGAAGGTGCCGTCGGTGCCGTTGCTGTCCAGGGTCAGGCTGACAGCGCCGGGAACAGCCACCGGGGTGGCGTAGGTGTTCGCAGTGCCGTCGGTGCTCTCGGTCAGTACGGCATAATAAACATTCTTCAGTCCAAACCGGACTTTGTTCTCTGCCATGTTTTGGCCTCCTTATAACTGGAAGACCGTGAACTGGCAGCGCTCGTCGTCCAGGTACTCGGTCTCCTTCGTGTAGTAGAGCCCTGCCGCCGTGAAGGCCTGCTCGAACAGTGCCTCGGTGGCAAGGTCTCGGTCTTTGGTGTATAGTTCGACGCTGATCCGGGGCCGGCTATAGTAGGCCACGTTGTCCGCCGGGAACGTGTACGCCTGCTGCTCGAAGAAGCAGACGTAGGGCAGCGCCGGCGCCTCATTGATTGGCCACTGGTAGTAGGTCACCTTGTTCTCGAAGCCCGGAACGCCTTCCAGGATCTCGCGCATCTGTTTAATGGTCATTTATAGCCTCCCGCAGTTCCTTGACGAAGTCGTCGATGGCTTTCTGCTCTGCTGGTTTCCAGTGTGTGAACGCTCTGGTGCGTCCTCCGTTTGCCGTGGCGTGCCCGTACTCCAGCAGGTGTGTCAGCCGGTACTCGGGCGCCTTGGCGTAGATGATCTTCTTGTGCACAAGCCGCTTTTCCTTCAGGCTGCGGACCCGGATGCTCTTGCGATAGGCTCCGGTGCCTTTTATGCCTGAAGACTTGATGCCCTCGCGGACGTTTGCGGCTGCCTGCTTTGCGACCTTCTCGGTCACGTACCAGACGTCGTAGTCCACCGCTCCGGCGAACTCTTGCAGCGCCTCATTGATTGCCAGGGCGAACTCCTCCACGGTGTAGCTGTTAGCCATTGGCGTCCTCTGGGACCGTTGGGTCGTTGGTGTTGCCCGGTTTTTCTTCCAGGTACAGCTCCAGCGTGTCTCCGCTCCGGAAGACTCGGTAGATGCCGAAGTTCTTCAGCGTCCCGTTTGTCTCCATCTGCAGGATCTTCTCGCCCTCGTAGTCCGGCGCAAACATGTTGACCCGGTACTGTGCCTGCAGGCCGTTCTGCCCTGCTGCCGACCACTCCGCCCGGGTCACGCTCTCGCGCTCGCCCAGAAGCTGGCGCCGGCTCAGGCTGGCCACCAGCTGTCCGATCTCGTCCTTGACGTAGGTCTCCTTGACCAGATAGAAGTCGATCGCTTCAGCCATTGCTGCCGTCCCTCCAGTTTGTATAACCGGTCATGGTCTTAAGCTGTGCCAGCATGATGTGGTAGATGTCCCGCCACTCGTCCTTGTCTTCGTGGTTGCCGAAGCGCCATTTGACGAAGGCCACCACGGCAGACTTGACCATCGGGGACGTCGGGGCGCCGGCTTCGTCGGTCGCCACCTCCACGTTCATCGCCTCAAGCTCAGCCATGCACGCCTGGATCAGCATCGTCAGCTCAGCGTCGAAGGCTGTCGAAGTGATCCGCAGCGCGGTCTTTACAAGTTCCAGCATGTTGTTTCTCCTCTCCTAATAACTGAAGTGGGCGGGCGGTAGGAGGACCGCGTCGCCCACATAAGCATCAGCCCTTCTTGGCCGTTGCCTTCTTCGCTGCCGGTTTTGCCGGCTTCTCTTCAGGCGCCGGTGCCGCGTTGTTGAAGGCGATCAGTCTGGCGGCCTCCTGATCGGAGACTTCCAGGACCGTGCCTTTAGCGAAGCGGACCACGGTGTCGTTCGTCAGGATGACCTTCTTCATTAGGCTGCCACCTTCGCGAAGTACAGGTTGCCGGTAACTGCGACGGATGCCGCCTGTCTGCCCAGCAGTCTGACGATGTCGCTGGTCATCAGGGTGTGCTCGTCCAGCTTGAACTGGATCTCGTCGCCGTTCGGTCTGTTCAGGGTTACGCCGTACAGGTCGCCGATGATGGGCACGGTGGCGTAGTCGGACACGATGACCTCGCGACCGTCGAACGGGTCGACGCCGTAGGTCGCAGCCATCTGCAGGCCGCGGTAGGTTGCATAGTCAGCCGGGCTGACGATGACCACCAGGTCTTCAGCAGCTCCGGACAGCAGCGCTCTCGCGTTTACGAAGTCGGCGATAGCACCTGCAGCGGAGCCGGTCTTTGCTACGGCAGGTCTGGCTGCGGTCGCGGTCTGCGGAGCAGCCAGGATAGCGTCGATGACGGCCTTCTCTTCGGCCTTGATGATGCCGCGGGTGATTTCGTCGTAGATGTACTCGATGAAGCTCTCGCTGTTCTCCATCAGTTCGTCGGAGAAGCTGACCCACTTCTTGAAGCTCGCCGGGTTCATGGTTACGATGCCCAGGGTGAGGGCTTCTTCTTCGACTGCTGCGCCTCCTTCAGCGTGCAGGGTCGCTACGGGTGCGTTGATCTCGAAGCCGGTCTTCAGGACGCCAGGCGCGTTGACCTTGCGAACTCTGGACAGGATCCTGGACTCCTTCACTCTCTCGGCCACGATGCCGGAGACGAACTCGGGGATGGGTACGGTGCCAGATGCTGCATCAGACAGCAGGGCGCGGCACTCTGCGTCGTTGCCGGTGCGGATGTAGTTCGCGAAGGCGTCGATGTACTCCTTGCTGTTGCGGATTTCCTTGTTTTCCATTTTGCTCTGTTTCCTTTCGTTGGTTGCGGGATCCTCGTTGACGGTCTCGCCGGATCCGTTGGCGATTTCTTCAGCGATCCTTCTGCGATCTGCTTCGGCCGCCTTCCGTGCTTCCAGCTCTGCCTTGATGGCGCGCTGTTCTTCTTCGTAGGCCTTCAGCTCTTCCAGGGATCTCTCCTCGGTCGCCTCTTCGACGATCTTGGACAGGCGCTCCTCCAGGGCTGCGGTCTCCATGGTTTTGTAGTCCATGTCGTGCTCCTTTACTGGCCGGCCAGGATCCGGATCCGGGCGATGGCCTTCTGTTTTGCTTCGGTTTCTTCTGCAGCCCTCTGTCTCTCCGCTTTTACCTCAGCGATGACTCCCTCGCTATAGGTGCGGGCTGCTATGGTCGTCGCAGGATTTGCCGGCAGGCTCACTGCGCTGACGTCGTAAAGTTTGGAGATGCGGGTGATGGTCCGGATCACCGTCACATCTCCGGTCTGTTGGTCTTCGATGATCTCTCTGCGGTCTTCAGCTACGACGAAGGCGAAACTCATCTTCGTGGTGTAGCCTCCGGAGATCTCCTGGTACAGCTGCCGGCCCAGTTCGGTGCCTCCCAGCAGTGCGCGGACCTTGAGGCCGTGTTCGTCCGGCGTGCAGACCAGGGTGCCGTTGCTCATACGGGCAAAAACGCGGCCCTCGTGGTCGTACTGCATGATGACGTCGGTCATGTCGCAGCCGTCGAAGGCTCTGGCGTCGATTTGCTCCAGCACGCGCCAGCCTGGCTCGTTCCACAGCTCGTAGGTCTGGTTGAAGGTCGTCGCGTAGCCTTCCACGATCATCTCGTCGTTCTGTTCGTCTTCCAGGGCGCGGATCTCCATGTCCCGGAACTCGCGTCCCTGGGTCAGTTTTTCTTCCAGCAGGGCGCTGATGTCTTTATTCGGCATTTACGATGCCCTCCTCTCCGTTCGTTCTCAGATCGTAATATTCGCCGCGCACCGGGATGGTCTCGCCCAGGCCGTTCGGCAGGGGTGCCATGTTCCAGATCTCGCGCAGCTCGTCGATGGTGGCCATGCCACGGTCCGCAAAGGTCGCCGTGACTTCGGCCTTGTCTTTGTTGGTCATATACTGCAGCCGGTTGGCCGTAGCCATGAGCAGGGCGCCGTGTCCCTGTTCCACCGGTGTGAACAGCATGTTGGTCAGGACTTCGGACAGCTGGATGGCGAAGGGCTCGATGCTGCCTTCATAAAACGCCGCCCAGGCGTCGCCGTAGGCCTTGTTCTGCAGCACGTCCTCGTTCGTTCCGAAGTAGTCGAAGACGTTGGTCCGGATCAGTTTCATCTGGTCCGCGTCTACCACGAAGGGCTTCGACTCGATCTGCTTGACGTCCTTGTACGTGTTCGGCCACAGCAGCACGCCGCTGGCGTCCTTGGCTTGCAGGTTCTGTTCGGTGAAGCGCTTCCGCTCCTTGGCGATGTCTTCGTCGTTGGCGAAGTTCGACAGGGTGGCCATGAACTGATACGAGGCCGCCGTCTTGACTCCTTCCCGGATGCCCTGGTTCTGGATGTCGATCAGCTCCATCGTCGGATGCAGCGCTTTGTTCGACTCGCCGAACAGGTCGTTCCGGTACTGGAACTTCGTCATGATCCCGACCTTGGCCAGCTCCACGGCTGCCGTGTCTCCGTTGTGGAACTTCATCCGCAGCCAGGGTTCTCCCCGGTACGCCACGACCTCGATGTGGGTGTAGTAGACGGGGAAAATGCCGACCGTCTCGCCGGTCTCGTTTATAACCGGCACGATGATGGCCGTGTTCTGCATCTCCCAGATCGTCCGCAGCCGGTACAGGAACTGGTACCAGGTCATGAAGCTGTTCGGCCTCTTCCTCAGCTGCGTCTGCAGCTTCGGCTTCGCCTCGCCCTGGATGATGATCCGCAGCTTCGCCGTGTTCCTGGCGTTGGCGTCGATCGCCGCCCGGACCAGCTCTTCCTCGTACAGTTCGCCGCCCCACGTTCTAAAAACCGGCTTGTAGCCGCTCAGCAGCTTGAAGGTCGTTTCCTCGCGCCGGGGTGGGGCCGTGTCCCTGCCGAAGATCTTCTCAAAAAGGCCCATACGGGTTTACCTCCCTTTGTTCTCCAGCTGCCCGCCGATTTCCTTCCAGTGCTTCTGCCGCACCGTGAAGGCGTCCAGCAGGGCCGCTGTTCCGTCTATGTGGTCGTTTGTCGATATTTTGACCAGGCGGACGCGCTCCGTCTGGCTATCGTGCTTCAGTGCCGTGTTCAGCAGGTGGATCTTCAGCAGATCGTTGTCGCCGATATGGATCCGGCCGTCCTTCAGCAGGCCGCCGAACTCGTTGATGACCGGGGTCAGGTTGAAGCCCTGGAACACGTCGTCGCAGTGGAAGCCGTAGGCCTCCATGTCCTGGATCAGGTACTGCGCCGTGTAGCGGTCGTAGCCGACCTGCAGCGGGTAGATCTTCCACCGCTCCACCAGCTCCCGGAAGAAGGCCTCGCAGTCGTGATAGTCCACGAAGTTCTCGCCGGATAAATGCAGCAGGCCGCGCTGCACGTAGATGTCGTAGGGCAGGCCGTCCCGGGCGATCGCCTCCTCCAGCTTCGCCGAAGGCAGGAAAAACTTCGCGATCACGTAAAGCTCGCCGGCCTTCTGGATCACCGCCGTGCAGGCCGTCAGGTCTGTCGTGCGGGACAGGTCGATGCCGCCGACGCAGTAGCAGTTCTGGAAGGTCGCCAGGTCGATGGGCTCGCCGCTGGCTTTTTCGACTGCTACGGCAGGAAGCCAGGCAAGAGAAGAGTGCTGCTTGATGTTGCAGTATTTCACCATGAACTCGGTCTTCTTGCTCAAGGATCCTTCTGCAACGGCGATCTCTTCCAGGATGAAATCAACAGGCACCGACTTGCCGAGGTTCGGCATACTCTTGCGAAGCTCGTTGATGTCGTTCCACTTCTCCGGGTCATCGATGACATATAAAAAGGGCAGCAGCTTCTTCTCTTTGCTGTTGCCCAGTAAAAAACGGGTTGATCTTGTCAGCAGTTCGTCATAGATCCCGCCGTCTACGTAGCCAGCCGTCGTGCAGGACAGCATCACTGCGCCAGGTCTGGCGCCCATGCCGGACTTCATGACCTCGTACTGCTTCAGCCCCTTGTCGCCTTCCCAGCTCGCGATCTCGTCACAAATACACAAGCTCGGGTTGAAGCCGTCGCTTGTCTTCGCGTTGAAGGCGATCTTCTTCACGGCGCTGTTCGTTTCCGGGATGTATAGATCTGATGCGCGCTTCTTTGGAAGGGCTGCATCGTCTTTCACTTTCTTGTTGTGCGCATCCCTCTCAGCGAAGGACTCTTTCAGTGCCTTGTAGTCAGGATCCAGCAGCACCATCTGCCAGACGTTCCCGTAGATGATCTGCGCCTGTTCCAGCTTCGGCGCTATCGTGTAGACCTCGGCACCGTAGCCGCCATCTATCCACCAGTCGTATTTTGCGCAGCCGGATGCGACTAAGCTCTTGCCCTGTTTTCGACCAATGACCAATACCACTTCCGCGAACTGCCGGAGCCCTTTGTCGTTCACGATCCCGTACATGCACGACAGCATCGCCTTCTGCCACAGCTCAAGGTGCAGTGCCTGTGGCGCCATTGGCCCTTTTACGTGGAAGACGTGCTTCTCGAACCAGTCCACCGCGTCATTGGCCTTCTTCTGGTCGAAGAAAAACTCCTTCGCCTCCAGGCCGCGCACGATGTACTCATACACCAGCTCGATCCACTGGCCCACGGTCTCGCTGCCGTCCTTTATTGCCTGGTAGTAGGCCAGGATCCAGTTTTTATTTTCGGCTTTCTTGGCCATTAAGGTTCATTAAGAAACATTAAGAATAATGACGACTAATTCCGTCTCTCTCGCATCCGTTCAGAAATAGC